TGATTACAGTCATGATGGAATGTCCTGTTCACCTAATGAATACGGGGGGTTCACCTGTTCACCCCAGTTCACTAAGCTGGTGAACTGTCCGCTAACACTTTCCCGCGGGTTTCCGACCCCGTACCCCCCGAATACCCCCAGGGTCCCCGGCAGTTTTCGGCGCCCCAAACCGGTGCGTCACCCCTGCTCACCGCCAGCGGGTGGCACTTCGCAGACGCCCAGCCGCTTGGCGGCCCAGCGTTCGTACAACCCGATGGCAACGTCGGCACCGGCCATTGCTGTCAGGCAGCCCAAGCTGCCCGCCGTCCAGATCGTCATGCCTGCACCGATCATCAGCATCATCGCCGACACGCCGCAGACAATGCAGGCACCGGACCGAAGCGCCAGGCGTCGCAACAACGCCCAGCCTCGCGCCCCGTCCTTGTCGGCTCGCCACATCTCGCCGGACACACCACCGACCAGAGCCAGGACGATCACTAACCAAATCGGCATCTCTGCCAGCGCTTGCTGCTCGTTTGTCATCGCCCTACTCCATAAACGCAAAAACCCGGCGCAATGGCCGGGTTTGGTGTGTGGTGCCTGCCGCTCTCTGCGGTCGCACCTATCGAAGATGTGTACTTTTTACAGGTGGAGTTTCCTGGCAGCAAGCACCTTTTAATGCCACCGAGCAATACGGGTACGACGCGGGTGTAATGCGGGTGCAACGTGGGTGCAATACATCAATACGGCTATCTGTTGCTCTTGAGGCGTCCCATATGTCCCACCTTTCAGAATCGAAGTGGGACGCCTGAGAGCGCCTAAATTCGGGGCTTTGCCCCACCGTCCTACTTTTTATCTTCTTTCTTGTGTAAAGGAAGAAATTGAATAACACGCTTGCGCGCCACAGGCGCGTGCTGGTGCCCGCTCCGCTCACATGGGCGGGATGCCTCAGAAGGTGGGACGGTGGGACAACCCAATAACGACGCGGCCCGCGCTTGTCCCACTACGTCAATACGCAGTGGGACAAGGTGGGCCGGTAGGACAGCAAGAGCCAGAGTCATGCCTGGGGTCACGCAGCTTTCCCCATCAACATGCCGGAGATGTATTCGTGAGCCTCATGCAGGCGCTCGTAATAGGTTTTACGACAGCAGCCACAATGAGTGATCTTCTGCGACAGGAAGCTTTCGTGATTGCAATAATGTTCCCGCACGACCAACGACAGCTGCGGTGGCAAGTGTTTGTTGACAATCAGCTCAATATCCGCCGATTCGTCCAGTAGCACTCTGCTGCCGCGTGTCCCACGAATCAGTTCCCCTTTGCACTCCATGAGCATGGCAATCATGTTGCCGCCGGCCGATCCACCGAATGATGTAGTCATAGGAGAATGCAGATCCTCCGCCCACAGTTTGAGCATTTCATCGATCCGTTTAATCATCGAAGCAAGGCTCCTCAAATTCGACCTGCTGCAGCGCGCCAGCAGCGCCCCAACCCTCTGGTTTCTTGTACGCCCAAGGCCTCTGACGACTTTTGGTCAACGCCCCAAGACGGAATCGACGCCATCCCAATCGATGCATGATCGCCCCAACCCGCATCTGTTCAGGCTTACTCCAGTGCCCAACGTCCAACTTCAGCGCATGGCTAAAGATGTCGGTGCCGGTGGTGGTCTCACCAATCTGCGACTCTTCCAGCCATGTCAGGATCGGACCTTCCCATTCATCCACCACAAAGCGCTCGTCCTGCGCCTCGGCAAACATCGGTGCTTCATCTGGTGTCACCCACCAGATGTCACCTGCCTCATAGCAAAACATTGCTTCTGCCCAGAGTTGGTCGCGGATCTCACGCAGCATCTCAAGATCGACCTTAGTGCAGGCAACCGGCCAATAACGCCGGTTGCCGGTGGCGTCCTTGAGGTACTCGTCCTGGTTGGTAGTACCCACGAACACACACTGGCGTGGCACGTCGTTCGTTCGGCGGCCGTAGCTCTCACGATAGGTATCGGTCGATGCCGAAAAGAACTGTTTAGCCTTGGTGCTCTCAGCCTTGTTAAAGCTGTCCAACTCGCCCAGCTCGACGATCCACTTGCCTCGGATCGCCTGAAAACCGTCCTTGTCACCCAGGGCGAAAGGCGTATCCATGAACCACTCGCCGCCGAGGATACCCATCGCCGTCGACTTACCCGCGCCTTGCGCGCCCTCAAGGATCATCACCGAGTCCGCCTTGCAACCGGGTTTCATCACCCGCGCCACGGCCGAGAGCATCCATCGCTTGCCTACCTTGGTCGAGTAGTCCCCGGATTGAACGCCCATGACATCGGTGAGCCAGCCATCGAGTCGAGGTACTCGATCCCATTTGAGTTTTTGAAGGTACTGCCGCACAGGATGAAACGCATGGTCATGGGCCACAACGCTCACCGCCTCGATCACTTGGGTCGACTTCACCCGCAAGTTGTACTGCTGTGCGAGCCACTTCATCACCCGCACATCATCGATGTCAGCCCAGTCACCCGTGCCGCCGCCGTAAGGGGCAGAACGCAATTTGACGATCTTCGAACTGAAGGCGCTGTAACTGATAACCCCAGCCCAGCGCTCGTCGTTGCCGAGGATGAGTTCGACGTTCTGCATGTGCGCGATCAGGGCACCGTTTTCGGTGCGGGCCAGTTGGTCCTTCCAACCACCCGCTGCCGGTGGCTTGACCACCGCCAACACCTGACGCCGGACAGCCTCCAAACCTTCGGCGATGTGTAGGTCGTTGAAGTCGGTCCACTTGATTTCACGCTCGCCAGAGAAGACTGGCGCGACCACTTGGCCGCCGACGATCAACGCGGCGTTGTTGGCCTTTTCCTCACCAGGGTTCCATGGCTCGCCATTCGGACGCTTCGTCTTCCAGTCATCATCCCGGCAGAGGATTAGCGGGCAACCGGGAAAACGCTCCCGCATGGACTTGGAGACAGGGAGCAAGTTGCCCGCATCGAAAGCAATGGCCACCGTCAGCGAGGTCGCCATGTGCAGACTGGCGCCTGTGGCGTACCCTTCACACACGAGTACTGGTTCACCCGGCTCAGGGTGCGGGCCGATCAAATGGAAAGCGCCCTCTTTCGACATGCCGTAGGGCCAATAGGCTTTGTCGCGACCGGTGTCTTCTTGCTTTGCCGGGAAGATCACCTGCAGGCCGACGATCTGATCCCGCACGCTGCACATAGGCACCAAAAATGCGCCGGTACGTGGCGCATAGCGAACCTTGAACCCAACGATCTGTTTTCGATCCAGGTAGGCGCTCTTGCCCTTTTCCGGCATGCGCTTGAACAACCCGGCTGCACGGTTGGCTGCTCGCCGTGCCGCGTTGGCCGCTACCTCAGCGGCCTTACGCTTGGCGTCTTCCTGCCGAGCGCGCATGACTTCACGCTCTTCCGGGCTCATGCGCCCGGCCTTCACCTTGATCTTTTGCGACTCGCCCGAACGCCAATCACCGAAGCTGCCGAAGATCAGTGTTTCGTTCTTCTCCGTGCGATGCTCGTGGACGACGTACCAGCCGTTTTTTTCCTTGCCCTTGTCCTGGGTGGTCTTGCAGCGGGTGAGCTTACCGAAGATCAGCGGCTGCTCAGGCTCAAGGCCGTAGTCTGCGAATTGATTCAATACCTCATCGAGCATGACGGGCCTCCCGCGCTTCAGTAATGGACTGACAGTTCAAGCATTGGGTGCAGCCCTTTTGAGCCACTCGACGCTTTTCTGGGATAGGCTCTTCGCAGTCCTCGCAGAATAAAAACGAATGCGCCGCCAATGCAGGCTTGGCGGCGTTCCGTGCAGCCAGCGCCTGATCAAGCCGCTCCTGCACCAGGTCATTAGCAAAATCTGCGATGTCAGCCATGGTCGGCACCCCGCGTTGTTTGATTAACGTAGGTGGCGCGGTTGAACATCCCCAGCAGCCCTTGAATGCCACGAAACACCTGTAGTCGAATCGCAGCCAGCTCTTGGTCTGTCACCACACCGTCGCCGATGCTCTTGGCCCAAATATCAGCCAGGTCTGCGACCTGCCGAAAATACTCGGCAATGCCGGTGGTCAAGGTTTCAGACATGTCATTGGTGTAGGCCTCAGCCAATTCCTGCCAAATAGTGTCACCGACCAAAGCATGTACCGAATCGAGAATGCGGCGGTCCTTGGTTACTTCAAGGATGTCGCCGAACTCCCGAACATTGATGACATGGTTAGGATTGGTATTGGTCAATGACAGTTTGTGCTGCAGCGTCGTGGCATTTCGGCCTGCGACAGCGGCAATGGCAGCGGCGCCACCCGGATAATCTCGTGCGGCGTGGTACAGCGCCAATTCGAGCGTAAGGACTTCCCTCTGCGCTCGATCAATACAACTAAGAGCTATTCGGCTCATGGCATTAATCCTTAAAAGTTGCCAGTGCCGCGCGACGTGCAGTGGTGATACATTTGTCGCGTGGCTTGAAGAGGCCCAAACGCCGGCGAGATCTCAGGATCGACACCGGCACCGTGCCGAGGCGAACGATCCGTCGTTCACCTCTGGCGCAACAGCTGCTCAATCTGTGGTGGAAAGAGCAGCAACCCAAGGCATCCGTGCCTTGGAAACGCGGTGAAGTTCAGCGGTTCGCATGTGGTGTGCCCGCTTTACCTTCAACGCGACCCGACAGCACTGTGGTGGTGTGTGCCGGGAGGAACTGGGCGGCCCTTGGGTCGCCTTTTTTCTATATTCACATTCAAGGAGAACTACCTGTGACAGACAGTCGACTTCCTACAATTACCGTTGGCATGCTCCGAGATGCCCTTGCCATGTACCCTGATGGTCATGAACTCAGCTTCAGCGGTTTAGAGTTCTACCGTGTCAAACAGCGTGGCCCAGACCTAGTACAGATCGAGTTCAACGAACACGTTCACCGCGAAGAAACAGGGCGCGTGGTGCTTGTAAACCCTGAATGAGGTACTTGGCTGCCGCAGCGGCGCGCTCCGGTGTCGTAGGGACATAGCTCTCAAACCGAAGGCCGTTCAAAGAGCACGAAAGCACCACAAGGCCACCCTCGATGTGCTTGAGTGAAACCTCTAGCCCGGGTGCGGTGCCGAAGTTGTCTGCGTATATGTCTACGGACATAGCCTTCTCCGTGATTAGAGGGAGTGTGTTAGTCATGAGGAACTGGACGCCCTTGGGTCGCCTTTTTTCTAAGTGTTACGCAGCAACCGCATGAAACGCTGGAGCTGGAAATAGATCAGGCAAATCCGGACGCAGCTCGTGGGGCAATACTTTTCCGCCTGATGCGCGAGCAACAGAATGGACACGTTCAGTAGGCACTCGACCGGCTTTGAGCCATTTCCAAACGTGCGGTTGCTTTACATTGCAACGGCGTGCCAGCTCGGATTGGTTGTTGCCGCAGACTTCAAGGACTCGAAGCAGAGCAGCACCGCCTTCAAACGCACATCCAGCGTCCGAACTACGAGGATCACGGTGGTTTATAGTCATGGGACAGATCTCAACATGAGTAACTGATGACAGATTATAACCTAAGGATTAATTCGTCAACAACCTTAGCTGTTGGACTTTCTATAACTAGGGTCATAACCTGCATCCATGAACTATTTAGACAAATCTCAGCTCCCCAGCCTTGCTGATCGACTGAATCATGCGATGGCAGAACGCAGCCTCAGCCAGGAAGCACTGGCGGCTTCCGCCGGATGCACACAAGCCAGCATCCAAAAGATCAGTTCAGGTAAATCTCAAAAAAGCCGTTTCCTATCCGCAATTGCGCGAGCACTGCAGATAGATGTTGATTGGCTTGAGTTGGGGGTCCTACCTAATACCCAACCGCCCCCTGACAACGTCTACAGACTACGCCCAAGAGACGGAACCCCCTTTGTTCTGGGCGAGCTTTCGCCATGGGACGACTTCACCCCCATGGATGATGACGAGGTCGCATTGCCACTTTATAAGGAGGTCGAGATTGCTTCTGGATTGGGGAAATCTTCAGTCCAAATTGATGAAGGCCGAAAGGTTCGGTTTTCCAGCTATACGTTGCGTAAAGCCGGCATAGACCCCACAAACGCGGCCTGCGCTACTAACACCGGCAACTCCAACCACCCTTTGATCCTCGACCGGGCAACCCTTGGTATAGATAAGGGAATGACAAAGATCATCGACGGTCAGGTGTATGCGCTTGATCACGACGGACTTTTGAGAATCAAATTCCTCTACCGCATTCCCGGCGGCCTTCGCCTTCGTAGCTTCAACCGCGAGGAGTACGCAGACGAAGACTATTCGTTCGAACAAGTGATGGAGCATCGCATTCAAATTATTGGCAGGGTTTTTTGGTGGTCGACTCTGAACCCCATAAATTCATCACTTATCGTTTAAAAAATTAAACCGTAGGTTGTTGCCATGAATTAAAACCTAGGTTATTTTTGCCTCACTCTTCCACCACAGAGCGAGGCAATACCATGCACACCACCGCCACCCTGCACGTCCATCCAACTGCTGATGAACCATTCCGCATCCTCGAAGTTCGCCGCATCGCACGCAATTGCGGCTGCACGTTCATCCCTAGCAAATCAAAACCGGTCCGTCCCGCACCCGCTCCGTTCGATCCGAACGACGGAGGCCGGGCAGCATGAGCAAGTTCAAACTCGACAACCGCACCCTGCAACTGCTCAACGCTCAGGTCAATCTGACCGAAACGTTCAACCACGTTTTGAGGTCGACCCCCAAGCGGGAAGCTCTTTCGTTCCGCCTGAAAGTTGAACGCAGCACATCTGACACTCAGTTCACCGTAGAACTGGGCAGCGAACGCCACTCGCTGACTCTGAAAAACGAAAAAAAGATGCACCTCAAGCTGGCCGACTTTATTGAAGAAATTGCCAACGGCCCGGTCGACCCCAACTACACAGCCGAGCTACTGACGCTTCCGCACGCGAGCCGACAATATGCCCAGTTCAATGCCGAGAACAGGCAGAGAGTATTCGAACTAGTTCGCACTGGCGGCTCCCTAAGCCTCGAAATGGGCTTCGAACTACCGATCCATGTTGCGATCCATCGAACTCAAACACGGACCGGCATCACCACCATCATGAGCATCGGCGTGAAACGTCCGCGCACTAAGTGCTTCACCGTGTGCGGTACCGATGCAGAGATCTACGAAAAGGTTTCTGAGTCCATCAACCACCTGGCTGCCGTGGCGACTCCCGCCGCGCACGCGGCCTAAGGAAGACTCATGGATCGCACTCTCGCCCAAGCCGCAACCCAACTCGGCCTGACCCGGCCCAAGCTGATCGCTCTCATGCGGGAAAAGGGCCTACTCAAAGGGAATCTCCCGGCCTACCCCAAGCGCGACCGCGACTATCTGCGGATCAAGGATGGCCAGTGGTATCACGAGACATCCGGCATGCAGTACAGCCAGTCAACCAGGGTGAAGCAAGCCGGCATTCGATGGCTTGCCGAGCAACTGGGGCTGGAGCTACCAGAAATCCCGGTAGACAACCGTGACGTGGCCTAGGGAGTACGCCCGCCAGATCGTCGCCATGCGCACACGCGAGGAGCGCAATGCCGCGCTCCTTGAAGTGCCTGACCATCTGCGAGAACTGACCAAACGCCATTGCCTGAACGCCTGGAATCACCCGAAAAGGAAAAAACCAAATGAATCATGACCTCTTAGATTATTTGCTGAAAACGCTGCTTGATTTACCTCGCGCCGAACGAACGACAAAAAAACTTAAGAACGCCCTTGAACTTGTCGCCGAACTGGCGGGTGTGGAATACCAAACTCATCCATCGTCACCAGGAAGGCGCGTGGACTCGACGATAACAACTGATCCAAGTTGCACGCTTATTCGAATCAGCGAAGTTTCGGAGATAGTCGGCTTGGCACGCGCGACTATTTACAAGCTACTCAACAGCCCCCAAAGCAAGTTTCCTCGTCCACTGAAACTCACCGACGGTGCTCGAAAGGGCTCCCCTGTAGGCTGGGTTCTATCAGAGGTGCAGGACTGGACTCGCTCACGCACCCAGAATCGCTGCGAGTACCCTGGCCGATCACAGGAGTAAAGACATGACGGCCAGCCAGACACCATTGCGCCTGCTCCCCTCCCCGGATAGCTCCACCGTCGAGATGTTGCACCAGATCTTCGGCGATGTGCTTATCCCCCTCGAGGAGCTACGCGAGCGGTACTTCAAAAATCTCAACGAGAAGACGTTTTCGGAGGCGATCAACAGTGGGCGGATTCAACTTCCGGTGACCACCATCGACGAAAGCGTGAAGGCTCTCAGGTATGCCCATATCAGACACGTTGCCGCTCTGATCGACATCCGCGCCTACAAGGCGGACGAAGACATGCCACGCCCACAAAACGAGTCCAGCTAGAACCACCCATTGAATGGCTGCCACCACCAGCCAACATCACTTCAAGGAGCACACCACATGACCGCAATACAAATCGGTGCATTGATCGTTCTGATCGTACTTGTCGGCCTCACCTATTGGGCAGGCTATCGCGGCGGCCTTATCGATGGACGTATCGAAGGCATTGACGAGGGCAAGGCCATTCAACAGGCAGACTCGGAATCGATTCGGGGACTGCAACTTCTTGCGGATCAATGGCACTGCCATTACGAATCAATCTACGCACGCTACACGCGCGCCTTAGAGTCTTCCAAACTGGGAGAGACAGAACGTCAAACCCTGCTGGAAATCGCAGAAAAACTGCGAATCGCTGCCGAGACGTTCAGCGCATTCCGTACAGGCAAGAAACTCGAACGCGACACCCTTGCGCTACGAGATCAAGCGCTCGCCATGGCAGCCCTGCTGGACCCAGCAAAACAACTGGATTTATCCAAGGAGAGCGAATCTGGCGACGGAAGCATCCATACAAGTTTCGAGGACGCAAAAAAAGCATCTCTGTTTTTTCAGCAGCTTCACCTGAAAAACCAACACCAAAAAATGGTCGGAGGTGAAGCATGAGTCGTCCTATCTCAATGCTGCGCCTCACCCCCCAGGCTGCCGGCAAGTTACAGCAGCAATGCACCAAAGCCAAAACCGAGCTGCAGGAGCTGACTCGCTTTCGCAAAGAGTTCGACCGCCAACTGGCCGTGCTGATTGGAAATGACTCATTGCGCAAACTACACAAGGACACCAAGAACGCGCTGCTACTGGCGGACCTGGTCAAGGAGGCTGCATGAGCCAAATTCTGACTATGACCGGCAAGCGCTTTAATCTGCATGAGCCGGACGCCGACCTGATCGACCCACGCGACATCACCCACTCACTGGCGCATCTGTGCCGCTTCAACGGCCACACCCGTGAGTTCTATAGCGTGGCCCAACACTCGTGCATGGTCGCCGACCTGGTTCCAGAAGAGGACAAGTTGGCGGCGCTCCTTCACGACGCTGCCGAAGCCTATGTCGGCGATATGGTGCAGCCATTGAAGCAATGGATGCACGCCTACCAGGACGTCGAGCTGTGGATCTGGGAGCGCATCTGCACCCGCTTCAACCTCAATCACGAACTACCGGCATCTGTCCGCCATGCAGACCTCGTTGCGCTGGCCACCGAACGTCGCGACCTCATGCCAACCGATTTGACCATCTGGGATTGTTTGGTCGACATTGAACCCACGGCCGAAAGGGTCCGCCCATGGACCGCCACCGAAGCACGGCTCACGTTTCACCAGCGTCTGATGGACCAACTCGCTATCGAACACCGGAGGAAAGCGGCATGAAGATTTGCCTGCATACCAACCAAGCATCGACCGCTTTGCTCCGCACTGCCAATGGTGTCGACACGCTAGAAACAAACAGTCTCTGCTGCGCAGCAGCAGGCATTATTGCCCCTCTCAGCGCCACTGCCGAGGCACTTATACCCCACGAAAAGCTGCGCGAGGCAGCCCCACCCAATGCAACGCTAATCGCTCAGGATCGCCCGCCCGCGCAGCCTGTCGTGGGGTATACGGACACTTTGATGGAGGCCACGTGAATGAGCTGGCTCTTTTCGCAGGCGCTGGTGGCGGAATACTCGGCGGCCACCTCCTCGGCTGGCACACCGTCTGCGCCGTTGAGCGTGATGCCTACGCCGCACAAGTTCTGGCGCAACGACAAACCGATAGCGCACTCCCGACTTTCCCAATTTGGTCTGACGTGTGCAGTTTTGACGGAAGACGATGGCGAGGCATTGTTGACGTGGTTTCTGGCGGATTCCCATGCCAGGACATCTCAGCGGCCGGAAACGGCACCGGTATTAACGGAGCGCGATCTGGGCTCTGGCGCGAAATGGCACGAATCATCAGCGAGGTACGACCTGAACTCGTCTACTTGGAAAACTCACCTCTGCTTGTGGGAAGAGGACTTGCCTTGGTCCTCGGTGAGCTTGCCGAAATGGGGTATGACGCGCAGTGGTGCATTGTTTCAGCATCCGACGTTGGAGCGCCCCACAAGCGGGACAGAACCTGGCTTGTGGCCTACTCCAACGAGATCGGACGGAGCAGGCGGCCCTGGGATTCAAGGACGAAAAGGAGGGTTAAACCTGAGGACTTCAGTCGCACGGACTTGGCCGACGCCGGTAGCGAGTATGGCGAAAGGGTCGTCGCAGGCCGCTCTGACCCGCAAGTCCGGTGCCGACCGATCGAACGATCGATTGGACCACGCGGTAATGGCTTCAGACGGTGGCCAACTGAACCCGGAATGGGTCGAGTGGCTCATGGGGTGGCCTATCGGGTGGACCGAATTAAAGCCCTTGGCAATGGACAAGTTCCACTTGTGGCAGCAACAGCATTCGAGAAGCTATCAAGACCTAATTGGTGAGGCAGCATGAAAACTTTGTTTTTGCTTATGGCCCAATATGATGGGCAAACAATCATTCCACTAAGCCAAGTTTGCAAAGACTATTTTACCCACCTCACCACTGACATGTTTCAGCGCAAAGTAATGGCCGGCCAGATCCGGATCCCCATAACTAGACTTGAGCCAAGCCAGAAAAGTGCTAAGGGAATCCACATTACGGACTTGGCGGCCTACTTAGACATACAACGGGAGGCTGCGGTAAAAGAATGTAACCAGCTCAACGGACTCCGCCGAGCCAGCTAACTTACTGCTTGCCCCAGGCGCCCAGCTTCACGGGCGCCTGAATGATCTTCTCTAACCACGGCCATTCGGCATAGTGGTCACCTCGCCCGCGCAGATGGGTGTATCTACGCAATGAATTCCAATCCCGATGCCCGGAAACACTGGCCACTCGCGGGATATCCCAATCCATTTCAAATAACCGGCTCACGCCGTCGTGCCGCAGATCGTGGAAGTGCAGATCTTCAATCATTAGAAACTTGCACGCCTTTGCCCAGGCAGTGGCGATCGATGATGAGTTGTAGGGGAAAATCTCTGCACGCTCCTTTGGCATGCTTTTCAGAATGCGCCAGGCTTCATCCGGGAGGTGACACCAAACATCGTTGCCAATCTTCTGGCCTGGGTTCTTCATGTCCCGCACCATCACCCGCTGACGCTCTTCATCGACGTCCTCCCAAAGCATTCGGCCGATCTCGTCTTGCCTACGCGTGGAGAACAACGCGAAGCCGGTGACTTTGAGCATGTTGATCGAACTGGGGCGACGCTGCTGAATACCTACAAAGTGCTCCAGCACCTTATCCAGCTCGTCCTTGGTCGGCCGCCGATCACGCTCGCGGCTTTTCATGTTGTAACCCAGCTTTCTCAACACCTTTCGAGCGTCTGCCATCGCGTGGATATCGACCTCATACCCCCAAGCTGGCCGTGCAATCGATAGGACGGCCCCAAGGTGCGCCAGATCGTTGCCGGCCGTCTGCGGCTGGACACCGCCGCCCTCTTTGCTCATACGCCAGAGTGCAAAATCCACCAATCGCTGACTGTTGATGGCGGAATCAACGGTCTGGCCAAACTCCGTCGCCGCGATAGCATTTAGAGTGGCTTCCTTGGTTTTACCCAGCGGCCGGACTTTCTCCATTTCATCCAGGTACTGCTTGATCATGTCCTGTACGGTGACACCCTTGCGGTTTGCTCGCTCAATCGCACCAGGCTGATCTAGCTCTGCCTCACGTCGCCGCACCCACGCTTGTGCCGCCTGTTTCCGGGCGAAGGTCTGGCTCTCTTGGTAGACTTGCGCTCCATCGCGAAACAGGCGTATCTGTGCCGTGTAACTGACTGAGCCATCGGTGCGTTTTCGTGCTCTGATCGTTGCCATAGTCGACTGGTACAATTCCGAAAGTGATTGGTACATTGTACCAGCGCCATTGAAAAAACGCCTGAAAACGCCTAAAAACACGCTATAAATACGTTGAGCCAAATGGTACAAAACACCCACTCCAGCCCAGTAAACTCAAGCCCTGCGCTATCTCGGCGGTTTTCCGTTGCCCCTATGATGGATTGGACTGATAGGCATTGCCGTTTCTTCCTACGCCTACTCTCCAAGCACGCCCTCCTCTACACCGAAATGGTCA